ACTACATCAGTTCACATCAGAAGTTATAAAGCTAGTTAATAGCTAAAGTTTTGAGGCTTGAGGGGAGCCAATCCCCTCACTTTTATGAATTATGGCAAACTTAGTAACATTACAACAATATAAGGACTTCGCAGGTATTAAAGGCCTGAACGAAGACGCAAAGATTAATGTTATTGTACCCGCTATAAGTCAAGCAGTAAAAACTTACTGCGGAACTAGTTTTATTGACTTTTACAGTTCAGATAAAACAGAGTTTTTTGATATAAAGGATACTTTTACTACTGCAGTGATGGTAGATGAAAGTCCTCTCATAAGTGTAAGTCAAGTACAAGAAAGGCAAAGTCAAGCAGAAAGCTATGTTACTTTAATTACAGAAAATTCAGACTCGAGTGGAAAATATGAATATATTGTAGACACTGGGCTAGATTTGATAAGAAGAACAACAGCTACAAGTGATAAAGCATTTCCTAAAGGACCAAAAGCAGTAAAAGTTGTATATAGGTCAGGATATGCTTCTACACCTGAAGATTTAAAACTTGCTTGTTTTGATTTAGTAAAATACTATCTTAAAGATGAAAGAAAGTCAGGGTTAACTATATCTGGAGCACAAATTAGAAACGAAGTTTCAACTACTCTAAGAGATAATATAGGATTTCCAGACCATATAAAAAGGATACTTGATTTTTATAAGGTGCATAAATAATGTCACTAACAGTTATAAAACGAAAAGTAAAAACAAAAGTAGATGAAGCAAATACAAAATTTGCTGGTGCATATTTTAATAAAAATTTAAAAGGAAAAACATTAGTAGAATTTATTTGGGGAACAGATTCTCTTATTGATGGGTGTATTGCTGGAACTACCGAAATTTTAAGTAGATTATTAGCAAATGGTGTAATAGATAATGAAGCCCATAAAGAATATAGTGATTTTAATGTTGCCACTAACTGGGAAACATTTGCAAAAAGAATTAGTAAGTTTGCAAAAAGAAATAAATTTATTGGAAGTGTAGGATTTATAAAATATAAAAAAGGAGCCAATTTAACTGGGTCACCTATGTTTCAAGCTAACTTTAGTGACATGGGATTAAAAAGACCTAAAACTTGGTCTATACTACTTTTAATTCCAGGTAATCAAGCTAATGCTGAAAACACATTAAATATACTATATGATAATTTAGTTCAAGAAATGTGGATAATGTTTGTAACAGAAGTAGCTACTATATTTGGTCCCGAGGCTATATTACCACAAACTAGTGTTCCACCTAGAGCTGGAAGAAGTAGAAATCAATCAGTAGTAACTGTTTTAAAACGAGCTGGACTTAAAAAAGAACACAGTAAACCAACTACTAGGGCATTGCAAGCAATAAAAAGTTTAGAAACTAGTAAACTTGGATTTAATGCAGGTTTAAAATTAAGAGAACATGATTTATATGATCAAACAGTAAAAGCACTAGGAGTTAAATTAGAGCAAAAGCAAGTAAAAAGAAGAGCTGGAGTATACGGAGTAGAAAATGTTGTTCAGTTAACTATGGGTAAAAACTATGCTTTTGGTACTACGGATATAGCAAATGTAAGAAAAGAATATTTAAAAGCTGTAACAAAAGTTTTTGAGGACGATTTAGAATTACTAAACCCTAAAGCAACAATGAGTAAGCCTATAGCTACTCAAGCAAGTGAAGATGTAATTAGTTCTATTATTGATAAGTTGGTAAATAGAAATAGTCCTATTAAACAAAAGAAAGGAATAAAAAGAACAGTAAAATCAAAAGCAGTAAAATTTAAAGACGGAAAAAGAACTTTAGATTTAATAACTCCAACAAAGGATATAAAAATACCACTAGTTCCTTTTAATATTAATATACGAGGTAAACTTGGAGAAGCAAAAAAAGTTTCAGGAAAAAAAGAAAAAGGTTTAACTCTTGCTAACCTAAAAGGAAAGATAAATAGAAGTCTTCCAGCAGAAGTTAGAAGAAATATGGGAAGGCCTGCTTTGATAAATAGAACAGGAACATTTTCAAATTCAGTTGTATTAAATAGTTTAAGACAAGGACCGAAAACTTTAATAGGAGAATATTCTTATCAGTCAAATCCTTATCAAACTTTTGAAAATTTAGGAGTTAAACAATGGCCAAATGGCTATAATCCAAAGCCTTTAATAACAAAAAGTATAAGAAATTTAGCACAAAGACATGTAGAGGCACAATTTACACTTAGGAGAGTATAATGCCTGTTTACAGAACAAAAAGAAAAAAGATTGCCGATGCTATGGCAACAAAAATAAAAGAAATTGATGGTAATCACCCTTTCAATAGTAATGTATTTGAAAATGTATCATCAAAAATGTTCTTTTTAGATGAAATAGAACAATATCCAAAAGTCTGTGTGGTAGCAGGTGATGAAGAAAGAGAATATCAACCTGGCGGATTTAAATGGAGATTTTTAACTTTAACAATAAGAGCATATGTTCATAATGAAGAAGATGCTCAAGAAGAATTAGCATTGTTACTTGAAGATATTGAAAAGATTATCGACGAGAATGATGCGTTGGTGTATGATGATAGTGTTAATCCAAATGAAAAGACAACATCTATGAATGTGGAGTCACTAACTACTGACGAAGGAGTCGTAGAGCCTTTAGGAATTGGTGAAATGACTATCATTATACGATATTAGGAAACGAAGACGCTCATTAATGTGACGCGGAATCCTTTCCAAAGATAAATATAGGAGAAAGCAATGGCTTTAAATCTATCGAGAAATACCAAAGTATTTGTTAGTTCAGTTAATGGAGTAACAGCTGCTGGAGGTAATGTATTAACAGTCGATGCTAAATCTGGTACAAACTCAGGTCATGCCATAGGTGATATACTCACTTTTGGTACAACTAATGGTTCTGGTACTGGATTTAAGGCTATCGTAGCTAATGTTGACAGTGGCGAAGCAACTGAGTTTTTTATACCAAATAACTTTAGGGGCACAGGCTATGCAAACGATAATACAGTTACTTCTACAGCTTCCACAGGTAGTGGTGCAAATGGTCTCATTCTTACTATTGCTGGTGTTACTGATGGTACTACCGCAGACGGTGCTAGAACAGGGACTGGATTATTCGTTGGTAACGAAAACGACGCAAATACTTTTAGAATTGGTGTATTAGATGGGTATAGTTTTTCTCAAGCAAATGAATCTTCAGATGTCACAGTTACAGAAGCAGGTACTTCCCCAAGAAGAAGTTCCAAAAGATTCAACGATTCATTATCACCAGGTGAGTGGTCTTTCCAAACTTATGCAAGACCATTTAAACATGGAACTGCTAGTTTCAGAACATCTGGTAAACATGATATGGTTGAAAATATTCTTTGGGCAGCAATCGCTGGTAAAGATATAACTGGAGGTGCCCTAGGCGGTTCTTCAGCAGCGGCAGTAACATGTGATGCAACTGATGCAGACGTATTATTTACAAAGTCTGACCATCATGAGCTATTAAAACTATCAATATTTTTTGCACTAGAAAATACAACTTACAGATTAAACGACTGTCAAGTTAACCAAGTAGAAATTGATTTTTCAATTGACGGTATTGCAACACTAAGTTGGTCAGGTAACTGTACAAGTATTGACCAAGTTACAAGTGCTATTGAAGACCCTTCAAAAGCAATGCATGCAAAAGTACCTGGAACTGATACTGAAACAACAGATCCAACAAGATGTGAAAAGTTTAGTTATGTAGATACTACATCAACAACAGATGCAGACTACTTAAGAAATAAACTTTCCCTACTAACTTTATCAGTAGCAGAACAAGGTGGTGGAGCAGGTAGTGGCGGATTAGCTACAAAAACTTACTCAATCGCTATTACAGGTGGAAGTTTAACAATTGCAAACAATATTACTTATTTAACACCAGAAACACTTGGTGTTATTGATAAACCAATAGGTTCATTTTCTGGTTCTAGACAAATAACAGGTACTTTAACTTGTTATCTAGATACTAAAACAAATGGGTCTAATCAGTTACTTTCAGATATGTCAGCAGCTGATAAATTAATTAACCCATCATTCGATATGAGTATATTTATGGGAAATGCCTCTGGCACTAGCCCACAAGTAGAATTTGATATACCAAAAGCACACTTAGCAATCCCAACGATTGAAGTTGCTGATGTTATCTCAACAAATATCGAATTTGCAGCAGTCGGTACTGGCCTTGATGAAAATGGAACTGCTGGAGACGAAATTATAGTTAAATACAAAGGTTCTACAAGCCATTCAGAGAGTGGTTATGCAGCAAGCGGTAGTAACGCAGTAAGTTAACATGTCGGGGTTTAACTTTCTAAGAGAAAGCGAACTCCATATAGTACAAGGGAGTAATCGATACAATGTAAAGATTACTCCCGCCCTTAGTTTCTCACAAACATTTGCGGAAGAGGCATACGAAGTTAAGACTTTGCACGATCAGACTAAAATGTTTCAGGAAACAAGTATAACTAAAGCAAATCCTGCCAACTTTAGTTTTGAGACTCATTTAACAATAGAAAAAGATGAGTCAATCGTGTTAGATCTTTTAACAGATTATGATACATCATCGGGAGAACAATTATTAAAAACTTTTGATTTGTATCTAGTCTCAAATACACAAACTTTAAAAATAGAAGGTTGTGTTATAACTCAAGGAGAGTTTAGACTTGCAAAAGATTCCCATCTTATTTTAGCAGTAAGTGGTAACGGTAAAAAACTAAGTAGAGTAGGAGATGAAAATTATTCACTTCCTGGTAACTTGCAATCTGCAAGTTCCACAAGAACTGTATTAAAACCTCTATTAGATGTAGAAGTCGGAGGTTCTGATGTCAGTAATCTACAAAGTGCTACATTACAAGTGCAAAACAACATAGAATGGACTCCTTATGAGACATTACAAAATAGCTTAAGTGTAACTTCGGCTAGTAATGCTATGTATCCTTCGAGTTATAGTTTGAAAGGACGAGTGGTAAGTGGAAATATTACACAATTTTTTACTACACCTAATCAATCAGAATTTCAAACATTTAATACAAATACTTCAATAAGAGTAAAAACAATAAGACCAAATGGCAATGTCTTTTTAGATGCAAACTTAAGTGGTTGCATGTTTACAAAAAGAAGCTCTTTAGGTGAAGTATTTACGCAGACTTATGACTATAGACTAGTTACAAGTCCTGCAGATTTAGGAACAATAATAACATATTAGGAGAAAAAATGGATTTAAAATCGTTATTAGTAGATAGCAAAACTGCATGGGTTGACTTCCCAGGCATGGAAGGATTTGAAGTAGAACTTGCAAATCTCTCAAGAAAAGAATTAGTTGCACTTAGAAAAAGATGTACAACAAATAAGTTTGATAGAAAACTTAGAGTATTTAATGAAGAATTAGATGAAAGTAAATTTTTGGTAGAATTTACAGACGCAGTTGTAAAAAATTGGAAAGGCTTAAAACTTAAATATTTAGAAGATATGATTTTAGTAGATATCAGTAATCAAGACCCAGAAGTAGAGATGCCTTTTACACAGGATAATGCAAAACTGTTAGTAGAGAATTCTCAAGAATTTGATAATTGGCTCAATGAGGTAGTCTTCGACTTAGAAAACTTTCGCTCAAAGTCAAAAGGAACAACTACTCAAAAAGTTAAAGACGTACCTGGACAATAAAGATGTAGGTATGACTAAGTCTCAGTACTTAGATATGTGCGAACAAATGGGAGAGGAACCTAATTGGGAAAAGTGTCCTCCAGATATTGAAGACTTTCCACAGACATTATTAAATGCTCTTAATTTATTTTATAGCTTAGGAGATAGGATTTATCCAGATATAGGATATGTAGGAAAAGATTTTACTAACTTTAACTTTTTATTAAATAAATTTGGTATAGAAAAACACCAAGAAGAGTATATATTTGATATTATACTATGGCTTGATGCAAGGCAAATAAAAATATCTCAAAATAAAATAAAAGCTGAGCACGACAAGATAAAGAACAAACATAAACATGGCAGATAATAAAGTATTAATTGAGTTTCAGATAGTCCAAAAAGGAAAGAATATTTCTGTTGTTCAAAAAGAAACAGATAAACTTAGAAAATCACAAGATAAACTAGCAGACTCACAGAAAAAATCTACAAAACAACAAGAAATTGGATATGGTCGTCAAAAACAAGGACTAATTCAAACTGCCAACTCTACAAAGAATTTTTCAAAATTAGCAAATACAATTGATGGCGGAGGCGGAGGCACTTCGCTTGTAGGTGCTTATGCAACGCTAGCCGCTAATATCTTTGCGGCTACAGCAGCTTTTGGTGCTCTTTCTCGAGCAGCAGAATTTCAACAATTACAACAAGGTTTAGACATTATTGGATCTCAATCTGGTAGGTCTTTAGGAGTACTCGCCCAAAATTTAAGAGACGCCACAGAAGGAGCACTTATCCTTCTC